GATCAGAATTTAGGTCCGGAAGCGAACGAGTTGTTTAATCAGTACAAAAGAAGTTAAGTTATGGCTAGAGAGAAATTGAGAAGAAACGTGCGAGGTGAGTACAATTACCAATTTAACTGGTGCAACGTTAAGGGTGAGACCATTGGTTTTAATGATGTGTGGGCTAGTAATAAGCGTGAGGCTGTTAAAAAGGCTAAGGCTATGGAAAGCAAAGCTCACTGGGCTGCGTGGGATGAGGAGAAACGTAATTACGTTGAGGTGCCAGAATTCGTGTCTGGTAACAAGCACTGTTTTTTTAACTCTGGAATGTATCTTCACCTTCCTTCAATGCATAAGGCTACAGATTCCGAGGCGGCTATGATGAATCGCATTGGCCATAGTCTTACTAATTAAATTATCATGAGCGATATGAAAATGTATGACCTAGAGGAGATGATATCTCTATCAAAAAGAGCCGCACAGATAGTGCCTGACTGTGGCCAGATGCTTATAGAAGCTGCAATTCACTACGGTAGAGTTAACGAGCTTGTTGTGAATAACATTTTAGAAGAATACGACATAGAACACTGTGATTTAGAGGACCTTGAGGACTATCCACCCTTAGAAGACTTGCAATTATTTATATAAATTGTTTATTAATTTGTACATTTGCCTACCATGACAACAGAACCAATTGAATATTTAGAAGCTAGAATAAAGGCTTTAGACGCAGCTTACAAAACAGCTGTAGAGGAAAGAGATTTAGCCTTTAGCGCTTTATGCAACAAGTTCCTATACATACAAGAGGTGGAGACAAAAACAACCATGGCTCTTTCTGCGATTGGTCTAGAAAAGGAAAATAGTAATTTAATTAAATATCCAGAACATGTCCGTAACTAAAAAGACATTTAATGATCGTGTTATCTCGGTCCAGTCAGAATTGAAAGCTCCTAAGGGGCAGTATAATACCTTTGGTAGATACGCTTATCGTAGCGCTGAAGATATTCTTGAAGCAGTAAAGCCATTACTGGCAAAGCACCAGCTGTCATTGTTTGTATCTGATAAGGTTCATGACAACCACATTGGCTCATACATTGAAACAACAGTAAAACTTTCTGACGGTGAATCTGAGGTTAGCGTAACTGCTCAAGCAGGTATTGATCCTAACCGTAAAGGAATGGACATAGCACAGTCTTATGGTAGTAGTGCAAGTTATGCCCGTAAGTATGCATTGAATGGTCTGTTTTTAATTGATGATACAAAAGATGCGGATGCTATAAATACTCACGGTAACAAACCTGAAGCAGCTGCTGCACCACGTACATCTTCAGATACTAATTCTTTTAAGCAGTCTATAGAATACATTAAGGCAGCTAAGAGTAAGGGTCAAAAGGAAACAGCATATAAGGCTGTCATGTCTAAGTATGGTGATGCTTTCTCAGAAAAGCAGAAGGAAGCAATTGGTAAATTCCTGAAGTAATGGAGTTCGCAAATAAGCTAATGGAGCGTACCGGTAAAGGGTACCTGTCCTACTCTGCACTAAAGTATGCCGCAGACGGATCACCTGATCAAGACATGAAGATGTTTGAGATGTACATGACAGGAGAGTTGAAAAAGACTTCAGGAGCTTTGCAATTTGGTGGTCTATACGATACACTACTGTTAGAGCCTGAGACATTGACAGATAAATACCACGTTATTTTTGATGATGATAAAATAGTGGAGCTGTCTGATCAATACAAGAATCCTCGTGCTAGTAAAGTATACAAAGAGTGGTTTGCCAGTGAGTTAGAGCATGCCGGAAACAAGAGTATTGTCAATGAAGACATGATGCGTCAAGCAGAGACAATGATTAAAAGGCTTAACGAAACTGAGATCTTAGACATGGAAACCGGATTAGTGATGCCAGCTCGTCACTACTTGAAAGGCCAGACTCAGTATGAAATTATGGATTGGATTGGAGATATTCCAGTACGTGGTTTCCTAGATGTAAGGGGTCATAACTTCATTAGTGATAGTAAGACAACAGCAAAGAGTGTACATAATTTTAGATACGATATCAATAAGTATAATTATGACATCCAGGCTTATATATACTGCGAGGTAGAGCAGCAAGATGATTTTTATTGGGTAGTACAGAGCAAGCTAGATCCATACCTTACAGGTGTATACAAGGCAAGCAAGCTCACACTATCCAAAGGCGAGACCAAATTCTGGTCAGCTATACAGAATATTCGCCACTGGTTAGACAGCCCTACGAAAGGCACCTATTCCTTTGGAGTTTATGGAGAGATATAATTTTTGTTTAATTTAATTCAAGTAACATGCAAGAAAAGCAGTACGAGAATGATGGTGTCCTAATGGGCAATGTCAACAGCCCAATGGTCAAGTTCCGTGTGGGTATTACGAAAGAGCAAGCACAAGATTTGCTTAAGTATGTCAGTGAAACTGGCTGGATCAACTTTGAAGTTCAACAAACTTACAAGGGTAAAAACATCATGAAGGTGTTGGATCCAAGAGCGGTTAAATCTTCGGATGGATACAGCGCAGCACCTGCAGCAGCAAAAGCTTCTGACGGGTTGCCATTCTAGAAACGAAGGGGGCCGGTACTCTGGTCCCCTTTCTTAAAAACACATTATGGGAAACACGATTTATTATAATATCGTCCGCATAAAATATGTCCAAAGCAATAGATCAAAAGGACAGAGAGAGGTGTGGGTAATATGCCCATATACTACAGCTAGTGATATCAATAAGCATAAGAGCAAATGGATTGCTGATCATTACTGGCGTGGTACAAAGAAAAAGCCACAAGTAATTGTAACTGAAGTTTTAAATAGTAAACCAATTGGACAAAGGAATGCAAACAGAGGATAAAATAAGGGAGATAGGTAATGGTATTATAGACCTTCTCGTAGAAAAGAACGCAGCATATGGGGACAGTGCATTGAACCCTGCTAATATATTCGCTAATGGTACAGCCGTAGATAATCTTTGTGCACGGATAGATGATAAACTCATGAGGATCAAGAACCGTGGGTTAGGATCTGAAACCGAAGACACAGTAAAGGACCTGATCGGATATTTAATTTTACTTAAAATAGCAATAGAAAATGCAAGCCAACATAACCATAATACCAAACGTCAAGGACCTGGAGAATCTTCACTTCAAAGCAGTTGGTTTAGCTCTCACACGAATCCAATCGGGGAAAAGTAAGGAGACAGTAGAATTACTTCGTGAGACCGGAGATAAAAAGCTCAAACTACAACTACCTATAGTTTTATTTTCAGGTGAATTTAAGGAGCGTAAAGATGACGCACTTATAGATCACAGTGGACTTATTGTTTTAGACTTTGACCACATTGAGGACGTTGTTGAGACCAAGACGAATCTAGCAACAGATGCATACGTTTATAGTGTATGGATATCACCTTCAGGGAACGGCCTTAAAGCTTTGGTACGCATAAAGTATCCAGAGAGACACAGGGATCACTTTAGAGGGCTTGTAAAGTACTTTGATAAGCAATATGGCTTAGAGGTAGATAGCTCCGGTATCAATGAATCACGTGCATGCTTTGAAAGCTATGACCCTGATCTAGTTTTAAATGATAATAGCCAGGTATTTACAGGGATATATACAGAGAAGAGCGAATCAACACAGCAGGTAGCTACAAAGGTCGCTTTAGGGACTGACTATACCAAATTAGCAACCGCAGCTCGCATGATTGCTTCAGCACAGGACGGTCATAAGCACGAAGCTTTACGTAATGCCGCTGTATTATGTGGTGGTTATATTGCTGCCGGTACCATAGAAGAAGATGAAGCTGTTAGGGTTTTATTTCGTGAGATAGTAAAGCGTGATATAGACAGTGATGACCAAGCTCGCATGACCATTCGTGATGGTATTGAGTACGGTAAGAAGATGCCAATTGCAGAGATCATATCTAAAGAGAATGAGATCATAAAGGTCAATGCCTTAGATCAAATGGACCTGGGTTTTATATCCAGTGATGACGATGACTTTGCGTGGATAGAGAAGTTTGCCACAGGGCTTATAATACCAGGACTAGACACCGGTAACGCACGATGGGATAAATACTTCCGATACAAGAAAGAGCTACTGGTAGCTAATGGTCACTCAAACGTAGGAAAGACAACCGTGATGTTGTACTTGATCATGAACTCAGCTATAAGACACAACTGGAAGTGGGTAATCTACTCAGCGGAAAACAAGACTGCCCTACTTAAGAAAACGCTTATGGAGTTTCTAGTAGACAGACCTATTGATCGCATGACATTCTTAGAGCGTAAGCTTGCCTTTAATTGGGTCCAGGAACAGTTTGTAATCATATCTAACAAAGAGGTTTATGGGTATAAAGACTTAATACTTATGTGTGAAAAGCTTAGAAGAGCACAGACAGTAGACGCTTTCTTTATTGATCCATACAATGCGCTTAAGATACAGATGTCTGGACACAATGGCCTAAGCACGCATGAATACCACTACGAAGCAATTTCTGAGTTTCTTATCTACACTGAAGCAAATGATATGGCTACATGGATTAACATGCACGCAGCGTCAGAAGCACAGAGAAGAAAAGGTCAAGACGGATTACCGGTAGCACCTTATGCAGAGGATACTGAA